AACCGCTTCTTCCGCCGCTTGCCGTTCGTACTTGATGCGCTCCACGTAGTAGTGATCCGTGTCTTTGCACACAGCCACATAAAGCGCCCGATCAATTTGCGTGGCGTGCATGTACAACTGCATCTGCACCCAGTGCATCGGCTTGGATTTCTGGACGCCTTCATTTTCCAGCGCAGAAAACGACTTTGCACTGTGCGTCTTAAACTCAGCAACGTGCGGCTTGTCTGGCGCTTCAGGCACGCCGCGCACAATTGCATCCAAGCTGCCGGCCACATGGCCGCCAAAGCTCAAGCGCGTCTGCATGTCTTCAATCGTGACCCCGACCGCGCGCAAATCGCTAAGGATCGTTTCTTCTTCGTTTTGTCCTCTGCGGAATAAACGCAGCATGCGCCCACTGTGGTGTTCGATCACAGCCCAGCGGAACGACAGCCAAAGCCATCGATCGCAATGATGGCCAAGCACGCTTGCGCCCAAATGCGGGCGGGGCATTCCCGCCGCCTTGACATGGTGTTCGTCAATTAGCGTGACCAGACTATGCTGAGGCGGCGGGAGGCGCATCAAACCGCCCCCTTCTTCACCCAAGCCGGCATGGACGGCATAACTTTGGGCGTGCTGGGTGATTTCTCTACCGGCGCAGGCGGTGCAGACGATGACGCCTTGAAGCCCTTGACCTCGTTGCGCTCGCTGTATTGACCGCTGCCGGGCTGGATTGCCAGCTTGATCTGGCAAACGCCGCCAATGAGTTGGTCGCTGTCCACGACAGCCGCCAAACCAATGGCGCGCATCAAGTCGCTCAGCTGCTCGCGGCCAATACGCTCCGCGGCTGGGTTGGGGTTGCTGATGTTGAGATTGCCATAAACAATCCGTCCTTGATGCGTTGGCCCAAGGATGTCGTATCGCAAGGCAATATACTCGCCAGTGCCAGCCTTGGTCGGCTTCACGCCGGCTTCGGTGATCCTCGCCAGATACCAGCCCGGCGGGATGAGGTCATAGCTTTTCTCGCCGACATGATCGGCGGCGTTAATGGGGGTAGAAAGACGCATGATGGCTATTCCTTTGTGATGGTAAACGAGGGGCGCCCCGGCGAGATGGTGATCGCTTGGAGCAGGGGACGGGTAATTGTTTGGTCGGCGGCGTCCCAGGCCTTCCGATTAACTTCCGGCTTCCACCGGAATAGATGGCTCAAATGATCGCTAAGCCCGTGGACGGCAGCGACGCGCTGCACCTCATCGCCGTCCACTTTCCAATTGTCGCGATGGGCAATCTTGACGCCATAGCCAGGCCATTTGGTCTGACCGCTGGCCAACATGCGATCTTCAATCGCCCGCCGCGCTTCAACCGCAGCCAATTCGGCGGCTTTGGCCCATAGCCAATCCTCGCAAATGTCTGTCATGACGCGCTCGCAATCTTGCTAATGACCGCCCCCAAATGCGGCGCCTCCCAGGGATCAAGCCGGCCTGAGCGATCCTTCGCCAGCCAGACGCCATCGCTGTCCGTTTGCAAACCGCGCTGCGCCACGCCTTCGGCGTCACGCTCAACGCGCAACGCCAAGACCTCGTCAAAGAAATAGGGCAGCGCCTGGCCGGTCTTTTGCCCCGGCATTGAAGGCGCAAACATCACGCGTCCCTGTTCATCCTGCGCGCGATCTAGCTTGGCAGACATGTAAACATGCTTGCCGGGAAGATCGCGGAAAGCGCGGATGATTGACGCCATATGCTCTTGCATTGCGCCATAGGCTTGGCGCGGATCTTTAGCGATTGCCTTCTCGTCGCCTAACACAACTTCAGCAATCTCGCTGATGCTGTCCAAAGCCACGCTCTCAAACTCGCGCGCCTCTACACTGCTGCGCGCCCATTCAAGCGCGTCTCGCAAATCGCTACCGCCGCGGATTTCAATGTAAGGAAGATCTGCAGCCGCGATCGACAGCAGACCGGCTTCCGCCGACAAGGTGATTGGCGAGGGCAGACTTGGAATAAGTGAAGTTTTGCCCGCACCGGCTTGGCCATAGACCAAGACTTTGACGCCATCGCGCGCAAGCGTAGACGTGCGTTTTAGGTTGATCGCCATTTGTGTTTCTTTCGCTTTGCCCCTTCGGCCAATCCGGTCGGGCAAAGCTTTCTTGCCAGCCCCTTTAGGCCGTGTCAATAGTGATTGCGGAGGCGTCAATGTTGAAAACGATAGACGAGATCAGGGCCGCGCTGAGCGATCGCGATTTAAGTGTTGTGTCGGGGCGCACAGGCGTGTCCTATTCCACACTCTACCGCGTGAGGCGCGGGGCGCAGATCAATTACAAAACGCTCATAAAGCTGAGCAAATATCTGGCCGGGGAGGCAAAGAGTGGCTGACGTGACACGCATTTTTGGCGGGGCATTTAGTCCACGCGCGCCAAAGCCGATCGATGAGCAGATACGCGAGGCAATGCTTGCCGCTGGCATCAGCCCGCCAGTCGTGATTGAAATCGATGGCAAAATGCACCGATGGCAAACCGGTTCGAAGGGCAAGCCAGGACACGACAAGCCGGGTTGGTATGTGTTTTTCCCCGATGGCGTCCCGGCCGGCATGTACGGCGATTGGCGCACTGGCGTCAGCCATATGTGGCGCGCTGACATGGGTCGCGATTTATCAAGCGTAGAGCTGGCGTCAGTTTCGCTTCGGCAAGCCGAGGCGCGCGCTGCACGAGACGCCAAAGCCGCCAGCGCGGCTGATAGTGTGGAGCTGATCTGGTCCCAGGCGGGAGCCGCCAGCCCTGATCATCCCTACCTTGTCCGAAAGAATGTGGGGGCCCACGGCTTACGCATCACGGGCGACGGGCGCCTGATGGCGCCGCTGTTTAGCCCAGACGGCGCGCTGTCCTCGCTCCAATACATCGACAGCGAGGGCGGCAAGCTTTACCATCCAGGCGGGGCGACCGGCGGGCGTTATTGGAGCGTTGGCGCCTTAGAGGGCGATCTGATTTACGTTGCGGAAGGCTTTGCGACAGCCGCGACTATCCACGAAGCCACCGGCAAGCCCTGCGTGGTGGCCTATAGCGCCAGCAACTTGGTCCCTGTCACCGGCTCCGTCTCCGAGGCTTATCCTAACGCCCGCTTGGTGATTGTTGCGGACAACGACGCCAGCGGCGTCGGCCAGCGATATGGCGAGCAGGCATCGGCCCGCCATGGCGCGCGGTTGATTGTCGTGCCTCACCTGGGTGACGCCAATGACTATGTGGCTGCCGGCCATGACTTGCTTTCCCTCCTCAATCCGCCGGTTGAGCAATGGCTTATTCCCGCCGATGACTTTTCAAGCCAGCCTGCGCCAATACAATGGCTGGTCAAGGGCTGGCTGCAATCTGACGCCCTGCACATGATCCACGGCCCGAGTGGTGGGGGAAAGACGTTTGCCGTTCTCGACATGGTCCTACACATGGCCGCCGGTAAAGAGGCCTGGAACGGCATAAAGATGCGCCCCGGCTCAGTCGTTTACCTTGCCGGCGAGGGACATCACGGCTTGCGGGGCCGGGTTGCCGCTTGGAAACAGCACCACCAAGCCAGCCGCCTCGCCATGTGGCTAAGCCGAGAAGGCTGCGATTTGAACACGGTGGCTGGCCTGTTGCACGTCATGTCCCATATTCGTGATTTGAAAGTCATGCCTGCCGTGATCGTCATTGATACCCTTCACCGCTTTCTCCGCGGCGACGAGAATAGCGCCGTGGACGCCAAAACAATGCTCGACGCCTGCGCCACACTGATGCGCGAGTTTAACTGCGCCGTCATTCTCGTTCATCACACTGGCGTGAGCGACGAGGCACAGCACCGCGCCAGGGGCTCTTCGGCATGGCGGGGCGCACTCGACATTGAGATCAGCGTGGTTCCATCCGAGGGCTCCATGCGTTTGGTGCAGCGTAAATCCAAAGACGCCGAGCTGCAGCCAGACATTGCCGCGCGCCTGCTTCCGGTCGCCATACATGGATGGCTTGACGATGACGGCGAGCCCGTCACGAGCGCAGTCCTTGATGTCACAAGCACTCAGGAGGCGAGCCAAAAACAGGACCGGAAACCCAACACCAGCCGGATGGAAATCCACCAAAAGATTGTCACTCAGGCTTGGCTAGGCATCACCGAAAGGCGCGATGGGAAGCCGTATCTTGGCCGTGAAACATTGCGCCAGCACCTCCATACGTGTGGTTTCACGGCAGGAACAATACGCAATATGATGTCGCCAGCCACCGCCAACAAGATGATAAACGTGCTCACAGTGGCCGGGTTTATTCGTTCAGAGGATGAGGGATGGCTTATTGTTGAGCCTAGTTGGGTGGCCCAACTTAATTTGTTGAGGCCGTCACCTGTGTCACCTGGTGTCACCCAGTGTCACCCAGGTGACAGTGGTGACTAGGCGAGGAAATGGCGGGAAAGTGTCACCCGTGTCACCCCGCTACTTTAGTAGCGGGTGACAGGTGACAACCCGACATGACGCAGTGGCGGGAGATGGCCCAAAAAGTGACGCCAATTAGGGGAGGGGTTGCGCCCAGGTTAGTCTCAGTGAAAATAAGGCACATGCCCTTGGTGATTTGGTTTGTGTATGGCGGGCGCTGTACGAAACCTAGATTCAAATGGAACGGCGGCCGGGGAGGCAAAATGTTTCACGGAAAGATTGACCAAACCGACACAGCCGCACTGCGCGCCGAGATCACCCGTTTGCGTGAGGAGGTGGCTTACCTTCGCGCCGAGCTATCCGGAGCAAGCCTCCATCCCGTCGCGGATGAGATACGTTTCCACGTTCCCCGCGTCGCCCCGGTGACAGCTCGCTTCCTGGCCGCGCTCTATGGCGCCGACCGCGTCAGCATGAGCCGGCTTCGACACCTTGTTCCAAGAGCCGATAACTGCTCTGACAATCTGCTATTCGTCCACTTGAGCCGCGTCAAAAATCAACTCATCACCGCCGGAGCGCCCGCACCCGTGGTTGAACGGCGAGGATCGTTTTTTATTTTAACTGATGATGCTCGCGCATGGCTTACTGCCCGCTTGCAAACACATGGAGCACTGACACGATGACGATCACCGAAGCGATGCGCACGGCGCTGGAGCAGACGCAGCGCATTAACCGGCTGCAAATTGAATTGGTCGAAGCAACAGCGGC